TGAAGCCAAACTCTCTGTCTATGTCCCTTAGGATTTTATTGGCCTTTGCCATGCTCAGTCCTGCGTTGGCCGGTAATTGTAGTGCGTTGATTGTTTTCTTCTTCAAACCTTTAGCGGCCTGTACCCTGTGCCATCCGTCTGTGAGCAGATAGTATCCTGAATCTTTTATTGGTGTCACTAGGACTGGATCCCATGCACCTTCTTTCTTCAATTTGTTGATCCATGTTCTCTTTTCTTTGTTGAGAGGACGTTCCACTCCCAGTCCCATTTCCGCCATAGTGACAAGTTTATCTATTTCTATCTTTACTTTTTTGATTGTTATCTTAGTCATTGCCAGGCAGTGATGTCATCTGTCGCATGCCACCTGTGTTGATGTAGCCGGCCTGCCTGTTGTTGAAGTCTGGTTCTTCCTCGGATACCAACAGGATGTCATTCTCGTCTATCATCCTCACTTCCAACTCTTCGCCCGCCTTCTTGACCTTGAGTGCTCTCGACCATCTACCGTGTGCGACAAGTAGCCATTCGCCCACCCGGACGTCTTCCTGTTCCTTGCCCACTGCGTATACTTTGGCCCATCTTGGGTGTATGCCTGCTTCTGTGCCGTCGTCATCTAGCAAGATGATTCCACCCTTTGATTTTGTTGCTCCAAACTGCATGTCTGAAACCAACACTCTTTTTTTCAGTGGTGTGATGTCGTAGTCAACGGTGTATTGCTTACCACCGTGTGATCCAAATCCTTTTGCTTGTAGGTCTTCTATCTGTCCCATTGTAGAAGTATTATAGCGGATCTATTCCAATCCGTCAAGAGCGGCGTCTATGCCTTTTTTCTCTGTGGTCTCTGTCTTTGGCTTGAACGTTGAGACCGGTGTGGGCTCTGCTTCTGTCTTGGGTGCCACCACTGGTTCTGGTTTTGGTTTTATCTTCTTGATCTCTGTCTTGGTGACAGGTGTCATCGTCTGCACTGTTTGTTTTGGTGGCGTCCTTGGTGCCGGTACGGGTTTAGCCCTGGCTGGCGTGTCATCCACCATGCCTTTAGGATGTTCGTAATACTTTTTAATTACTGTTTCCTTCTTAGTGGCTATCTGTCCGCTTGGTCCCAACACGTCACCACGTGCATTGACATTCATGTTTCCGACCGCTTGGACTGTTTCGTTAGCGGCACGTAATTTCTCTATGTCCACCATACGTCCCTGCATGGTCCTATACATTCTCTTTCTTGTGGGTCTTGCTACCATCGTAATATGCTCCTATTATAATTTACTTATCATTTGGCAAATCGCCGTAGACAATTAATATGGTCCTAGGTAAAACACTTTCGTTTACCGCAGTATGGACATGCTCTATTGTGTTAATCATGCACGGTTTGTTATCAAAAGGCACGATACCGCTTTCTCCCAATTTGAAATAATTTTTAGACCAGTCTCCCTTCAGCGGCCAATACATCTTTTTACACCCACGTATGAGGTTATATTTTTTCCTATTGTAATGATCGTCTCTGTGTAAGGGAAGATAACTGTTAGGTTTCAATGTCTGAACCGAAATGTCGATGATGTTCTTATATCCTATCTGTTCCAATAATAGTTTTCTTAGCATTGGCGCCTTGCTCCAATCTACTTGTTTGAATGGCAGATCGGATTGATCTCTGCAGATAGTTTTGAGATCCATAACGGAATCAAATGCTTTCTTTTCATAGACGCATATTCTATTGCACTCGTTCAGTATTTCCCCCTGGGACGGCAGGTCTATATCGAGCATCCTATATGGTGTATAATCAGTGCCCAATTTCCACCAATGTGGACCATCTCCATGGGCAAAAAACCTACTAATGTCCTCTGGAAATTTTGTTTGTAGATTAAGTGGTCTGTCCACTGTGAAAACATATTTCTCCGATAGATTTTTCCCGAAATCACCGTTATCAATCTCTCCCAACACTCTTTGTAGGAAATAACCCAGATCTGTATGCAACCATAATTTCATTACTCCGTTTTGGTCCCAAACAGCAGACGCAGGTTGATGTCTTTCTCCTTGACCGTCGATATAAAAAGAGGTGTGTAGTAAGTGACCTATGCTGTGGTCGTTGATCTTTACATCAATTATTTCGTTCTTTTGTCCTGTGTACGGTATGTTTAGTTCGTACCATCCGTTCTCTAGGTCAAATGTTTCTTTGTTCTTAAACAAAACTGTGTTACCAACTAGATCTAGAAGAAAGTATTTTTTTAGTGCGTGTGTGCTGTCTATTGAAATCTTCATCTCAAAAATTCTCTGATGTCTAGATCATAGAGAAGTGGATTGATCTTGTGTACCCCGATCAGGAACAGACAGAAACTGGCCACGCTGGACCCCCTGCCCACACCCCAGACTATGTTGTTGGCCCTGAGTGTGTCCACGAAATAGATCAAGAATTGTAAAACTTTCACAAACTTTTTTTTCTCAAACAACAGATATTCTTCTTGAACTCTTTGTCTCTCGATGTCGCTTTGACATTTTTCAAGTAGCCAATCCAAAACATTAATCTGGTAATAGTCACTTGGCATGTGCCAATTGTTGATATTTTTATGATCGAATTCTACGATCGGTCCTCTGCTTGGTGCCGTGTTAATTTTTGGTAGATCAATTCCTAGTTCTTTGAGTGCTGTGCTGTATTTTACTGTGCTGTCGAAGAACAGTTTTCCTATGTCAAAGTCTGGATTGCTGTAAAGCAGTTCTAGTGCGTCCTCTTCCGAGAAGATCACATCACCGTGTTCATTTGTCCTTGTCTTTTCCGCCATCTAGCACCTTTGGGTTGAACTCGAATATTTTAGCATGTTCCTGGTGCTGTTTGTCAACGGAGATCCGTTGATTGTTCCAACTGAAGTGTCCTGTGTATATGCCCTTGTCAAGTTCCTCATCATATGTAGCCGTGTCTGGCCTCAACCACCATGGGTCGAACTGGCTGTACTCCTCCGAGAACCAGTCAGGCCTATCTAACAGTATAAGCTCTTTGCTGTCCTTGTCAACCGTGTAGGTAATACCATCACCCTGCCATGAGCTCAGTGCGATCTTCTCTATGATGATCTTGCTGTCCAAGATGCTGTTGGCCTTGCAGTAGCAGACCGCGGCCATGATCTGGTCATAGGGTGGTCTTGGTAATTCAATGAACCTGTTGGTGCTGTTCTGCCTCAAAACGGAATACAGTTTCTCCTCACGCCAGGTCGTCACTGTGTTGGCGAACACCTGTTCGAACAGGTTCTTGAGCCTGTCGAAGTATGCTGTCTGTTCCTTGAGGTCCGCGGTGTGGGGTGTGAGATGCAGTTCCACTGAGTACTCATTGGGGAACAGTTCTCCGTCCACTATGATTATGCTCTTGAATTTTGTCTTCCAACTGAAACTGTTTGACATCTAGTTTACTTACTAGTCGATGTTGATGAGGTCTCCGATATCTGGTTCGTTCCTTAACTTCTTGTTGTTCTTGTGCCACTCTTCGATCCTTCTCTCTCGGATGGCGTTCTGATAGGTCATCAAGGCCTGCTGTAGGTTGGCCAGCATCTCGGGATTCCTTCCACGCCTCGCGATCGCGACCTTCCTTGAAAGTTCCTTTATGCGTTTGGAGATGTCCTCCTCGCTCATGTTTGCTATCTCTTCTTGTAATGGATGGAAATACATCACTACCTACTATTAGATGTAGTTGTTGCCTAACTGATGCATCAGTATGGTTGTGCCACCATCTGGACTCATGAACTCGTACAAGTATCTGCCTGAAGTGGGCACAGTGATTGTGTCTGAACTGCCGTCACCGCCTGACACGTTACCGGAGACTAAAACATTAGATGGTATTGTTATTGTGTGTGCTGTTGATGCCACTGTGACGTCCAGTATGATCCTACCAAGTTTGCCTGATGCGGGCATGTTCAGGAATTCAAGTGTTATGGTATCTGTGGTTGTAAGTGTTTGATAGTGTCCGTTCTCATGATTCAATGTGATTGTGTCTGCTATTGAACCGTGTGCGTACACAGTTTCCGAATTGTCTTTGAGTTCAGCGTCTGATACTAAATTACCAGAGAAATCATTAGCGGCGTTTAGGCTGGCCTTGTTTGACTGCAGTGCCTCTATCTCGGTCTTGGCCGCGTCAAAGTTGTTCTTGGTGGCCGTGAAGTTGTCCCTGAAGCCCTGTGAACTGTTGTCCTGTCCGGCTACCGGATATGTGCCGTCTATGTTTCCTGGTACTATGTTGCTCGCCATTATGTAATGTCCCTAAATCTCAGGTATTTATCGTTCAATCGTTCCACCCTGATGACATCTCCGTCCGCGGGCACTGAAGCGATATTGAAAACGATTGTGGTTCGTTGGTTGTCCACGTCGTGGGTGAGATGGTAATCTGTGCCATCGCCGGTGTCATCGCGTGTCTGCGTGGTTGATCCAACTTTTACCAATATGTCCTCTTCATGGATGATCTCGTTTAGTTCGAATGACAGTGTTGATCCATCGCCAGTGAATGACACTGGAGACACCTTGCTCTTGCTAACTGTATATCTGTCTATGATGAAGTCTATGTTTTTGAATTCTAAATTTAAATCTTCTATCCTCTTCTTGAACTTGGCGGAAGTTCCTGGCTTGCAGTACAATATTGGCACTGCTTTGATGTAACCCAGTGGTCCTTTAGCACCCGCCTGTTGTGTCTTCATCCACAGTGGCAGGAAAGTCCACTCATCATGTCCCAGCGCCTTGATCCTGTCCCTCATGTTCTCCACGGCGTTTGGACGAATTGTTGTCGCGCCTGTTTCAACACCCTCATTGTTCACGAAAGGGTCCACCATGTCAATATAAATCACTTCGTACAGCACGGTGCCATTCTGTTTGGCCACTGCTGTCTTGATATCTCCGAACCAAAGTGTTATGGGTACGTGGTTCAACTCCATCTGGTTCTGAAATGTTGTCAGTGTCTGTGCCTCCACGCCCGCCATCATCAACATCTCGGGCACCAACTTCATACCAAAGTTTGAATCCTCCGGTCTGTATATCTCTTCCGGTGAGTTGATGTTGGGATCCTGTGCTATGTTGTAGAATATGTTCTGGTCGATGAATGATGTCGCATGTCCTATCAGGTTGCCGTACTCGATGGTGGTGTAAGGTATGTTGATCGTAAGTGTGAACTCCTTGATCGCGGCCGCCGTCTGGTACTGGTCACTGACCGTTACCGTGAATGTGAAGGTCCTCGTGGAATCTGTGAAGTCGCTGGGGTCAATTGTACCCACGAGGTTGCCCAAGGGTGACAGTGTAATCCCCGTTGGCAGTGCTCCTCCCGTCACCGAATATGATAAGACCCTGTTGGGCTCATCCGCCACGGCCTCTATCGCCAGTGTGCTGGGTATATCCGCCGTCAGTGTGCCCACGTCCCTTGGTGTGGTGAATGACACACCTATGTCTAGATCACCTATTATGGTTAGAGTAAAAAGTTTATCAGAGTACACGAGTTGTCCCGTTGGCATGGTCCTTGTTGCCCTGAGCGTGAACGAGAAGTCCTGTGTGACCTCGCCCTGTCTGGGAACGTAGCCAAAAACCTCGCCGGAGTTGGGATCCACACTCATTCCTGGGGGCAGTGTGCCTGCCACCTTAGAATACACTAGGTCATTTCCTGTTGAATCTGCATCATCCACATCAATCTTGATCACGTGGGTGTTGTCATGACGAAATGTTCCTAATGCAGAGTTGGTTGTGAAAACCGGTCTCCTCTGTGAGGTGTGATCCATGGTGATGGGGAATCCATTGATCTCGGTCATGTCTACGGTTATGTTTGGATTGTTCACGTTCCAGTATGCCGCAGAGTAGACGTAGATCGAATTTTCTTGTGTTGTGACCGAGGTGCTGTCACTGACTCTAACCGTTATAGGGAAGGTCATTGCTATCTGCCTTGTGGAATCCTCGAAGTAGTCATCTGTGAGTTGGCATATGCCCGAAAGCAATCCGTCTTCTCTCAAAGTTAGGCCAGGAGGTAGTATGCCTGAAATTACTTCAAATTTTATCTCCCCGCCTAATCGGGTATCCGTGTCCGTGGCCTGAAACTGGAAGTTCACATGTTCACCATCCAACACCCAGTACAGTCCCACCCTGGTTGAATCATCCAGTTGTAGTTGTCCTGACGCTGTTGTGAAAACTGGTGCGTCCTGTCCCTCGATGTCTATCGAGAAAGTCCTGTCCGTGATCAAGGAACCGTCTGTCGCACGCACGACGAAGGTGTAAAGAGTTCTCTTGGCAACCTGTGCTGGCACTCCTGTAATTAAGCCTGATGATGTCAGTCTCATTCCGCTTGGAAGGCTACCTGCAATTAAGGAAAATGATGTGGCATTGGTCGCGTTGAGTTGGAATGAAGAGCTATCCTCCTCATTGAAAGTTCCTAGTTTGCCTGCCGTGGTCGTCCACACCGGTATTGCCATTGAATCTTACTCCTTACAAGGGTATTTATTGGAGATCAGCGCCTGTCGTTCTGGGTGCGTTGCCAGTGTTCTATGTGCTGTCTTATGCCCTCGCGATCCACCGGATCCGTGGTCCTTTTGAGCTGTTCCTCCAGCCGGGCTATCTCTGATCGTGGTGATCTGTGGGATTGTCTGCGGTTGTTCCTTCTCATCTAAAATGTTATTTTACGTTACTTTATATTATAAATCTATCACGATCCTTTGGAACTTGAAGACTGTGCTGTCGCTGGTTATGTTCGTTGCCAACAGCCTCACATCTCCGTCGTTCACATCCACTGTGAAAGTGGCCAATGGTGTTCCGTGATTAGTGGTAGAGCCAAAAACCGTGATGTAGGCCTCCGTGGTGCTGTCCGCACTGGGACCATGCACGATGTTGGCCTCCACTATCTCGAACCTGTCGTTGGTGGTGTCTGAGATTGATATGAAATACCTCGCACTCCTGTAGGTGGCTGTGCTGAAAGAGTCTATCACTGACGTCGCCGATGATGCCACCGTGGTGGTGTTGTCATTGATGTCTGAATAATTGAGTTGGGCACTCGCGGTGGCGAAACCCAATTGGTTGTTCCCGTCGGTCTTCAACACCTGCCCGGTGGTGCCATCTGCTGTTGGGAACCTCACGTTTCCTATCCTCACAGATCCTGTGCCACTTGCTGAGAGTTCTAGGTCAGCATCGGATTGGTTGGTGTATATCATATTGTCTCTTAATGTGATCCCGTCTATCACTGCGTACGAGTTTGCCTCCATCGATGTAAATGTGCCCGCCAACGGTGTGGTGGCACCGATGACTGTGTTATCTATGTTTCCACTGTTTACATCTGCTTTATGGATCACGACCTGTCCTGATCCAGCGGCAGAAATCACTAGGTCGGCATTTGTCTGCGTGGTTTTTATCTCGTTGTCTTTGATGCTGACCATGAAGTCTACTAATAGGTTGTTCACCGTGACTTGTCCCGATCCGCTGGGGTTGATATTTAAATCCTGATTAGAGACTATGGTGCTTATGGAATTCTGCCTGACCTGTATCTGATCCAACAACACACTTCCGATTCCAGAAGGCACAATGTTGATGTCGTCATTGCTCCTGGTGGTTTCTATGTTGTTGTCGTTGATTCTTATAGCAGGGAAAGAAACAGACCCGGTGCCTGATGGGGCGAACACTAAGTCGTCATTGGACCTGTTGGCCCGTATCTCGTTGCCACTTATGGTTATGTCTTCTGTAAACAACGGTGATGCGTAGATCTCATCGAAGTTGTCGTTAACCTTGTCCATTGCGACACGTAAAGCATCACCTGTACCGTCGTTAGCCGTTGCTCCTATATTCAAAATCTGTTGTGCCATTATGCGTTGATCACCCTTCTTACCAGTTTTATCGCCTGGTCGTTTGTGTTATTTACTGTTCCTAGCAACCTAACATTGCCGCCTGATATGTCCGCCGTGAAATCTATGGTGTCATACACGCTGGATCCGTCACCATCACCATTGTCCACGCCACCGAAAACACTGATGTATGCTGTTGCACCGTCGTGTGTAACGTTGGCGTCTATTAATCTATACCTGTCCGCCGTGGCGTCAGAGATCTGTATGTGGTATTTCACACTACGGTAGTCGGATGCGGACCATGTGTCCACCACTTGTGGTGCGGAACTACTGCCTAAAACTGTTGCGGTCACATCCTCCAGGAAGGAGTTATCGAATAGTGAGGAGTGAGATGCGAAAAATAAAGTGCCATTGCCGTCGGTCTTCAGTACCTGCCCCACTTCGCCATCCTGGTTGAACAAAGACAGTCCGTTAATCACAACCACTCCCGCCGCACGTCCGTTGACGTCAAGGTCATCATTGGATTGTGTTGCTCTAATCCTGTTGTCCGTGATACTGAGTCCGGTGGTGTTGATAGAATTGGATGTGATTGTGGTGAATGATCCAGCGGCCGGTGTGGTGGCTCCTATCACGGTGTTGTCCACAGTTCCGTCGTTCATGTCGATGTTTGTGATATGTACAGATCCTGTGCCCGATGCTGTCAACAGCATGTCCGCATCTGAAGTTGTTGCTTTGATCTCGTTGTCTGCTACAGTGATGTTGCTATCGATCAGCAGTCCGTTAAAAACCGAAACACTTCCTGTGCCACTGGCCGACAGGTGTAGGTCGTCGTTGGATCTGTTCGCGTAAAAATTATTTTGATCAAAGGTCACGCCACCGATGTTGATTTTTCCCGAACCGCTCGGATGGAAGTGT